ATTTCTTCGGGGTCGTCGGTCTGGGCGGCGAATTCGGCGGCCGGTTCGGGGCAGAGTTCGCGGGTCAGGGTGAACAGGGTTTCATCGTCGCCGAGTTCGGCGAGCAGGCCGCGCAGGATTTCGCGGGCGTTGACTTCGGAGTCGGTCCCGCGGATGGCGTCGGGCAGGTTGGCGACGATGTCGTTGGTGACTTGAGCGGCGCGGTAGTCGTCGGACGGCTCGCAGATTTCGTACCCGCAATCGTCGCAGTATTCGCCCGCATCGTCGGGGTCCGTGAACTCAGTGAACTGGGGCCACTCGTCGGAGTCGGCCGAGAAGTCTTCGCTGCATTCTTCGTGCAGGCCGCAGGCGGGACAGTAGAGGGCTTCGTCGGTCAGGTTGTAGGCCGAGTAGGGGCGCTCCCACTTGGTGGCGGCGGGCGCGTCGGCCCAAGTGATGAGAGGCTTGGAGCAGTGCGGGCACTGGCGCGTCTCGGCGGCGGTTTCCCATGTGCTCCGAATCCACTTGTGGGCGCAGTAGACGCAGATGATTGCGGACTGAAAGACTGCGGCGTCGGCCATGTCATTGTCCTTTCGGGGTGCCGTCGGGGGAGCCGGTGAAGTCGTCGTAGGGTTCGGCGTCTTCGATGGGTTCGCCGGTTTCGTCGTCGACGTCCCATGTGTCACGGATGTAGGCGCGGGCCTCGCCTTCGGTGGCGAACGGGCCTTCCCAGTCGGTGCAGTCGAGGTAGCCGGGGGCCGAGAGGCGGGCGAAGTAGCCGGTGATGTGCACTTCGGTGGCGCGGCCCCATTCGGGCGTCAGGTCGGGCGTTAGGTAGGACTCGCCGTTGACCGGATAGTCAAACATGGGATTGAACTGCGTTGCACGGTGGTACTGCGGAAACATGAATGCCATGTCAGAGTCTCCCGTGGGGGCAGCCGATTTGCCCGCATACCGGGCAGTAGGATTCGGGGTCGATTTCGGTGAGGTCGGACGGGTCGAAGTAGTGCGGCGCGTCGTCGCCCACCATGACGGCGAGGACTCGGCCGGTGCGGTCGTATTCGCCGGTCCAGTCGGTGTCTTCGTTCGGTTCGATTTCCCAGCCGAAGATGCGCCATGCGATGCCGTAGCGGTCGCCGGTGAGGGCGAAGCGCTTGTCGTCGTACTCGGGCGCGTCTTCGTACTTGCGATTGCGGAAGGTGAGGATGCGCGGTTCGGGCATTAGCGGCTCGCCTTGGTGGGGCGATAGGCCCATGTGGCGCGGCCGCCGCCGGCCTTGGAGATGATGCGCTCCAGCGGAAGCAGGATGCCAGCGGCACGACGTTCGTCAGACGTAGTGACGTGTGCGAGCATGGCGGTTGCCTTGCGGGCGAGGGCGGCCCGAGTTTGGGCGGCCGATTCGGTGCGGGCGAGAGCCGCGCCGCCAACCGTGACGATTGCGTCAGGGTTCGCGGGCGCGGGCGCAGGCTTGGGAACGAGTTTCATTGAACGGTTCCTCGCGTTGTGTTTCGCCTATGGTGAAAGGCTCATCAGGCACGCTATAGCGTGCGACACTCCCGCCCTTGCCAAAGGGGCGGGATGAAAAACGGGACGGGATGATATGGGCAAGTCCGATGCTAGAGCGCTGTCCCTTGCCGAGGCCGAACGTCTGCACTCTAGCGCATATCGCGTGCCGTTTAATGTCGTCAGTCTGGCCGCCCTTGTTCCGCACGGACGGATTAGGGTTTCGGGCCGCTAACACGACGCTAATCGGAGCGTGACCGTGCGTTTTCCGTTCGTTGCTTTTGAGTGTCACTAGCCACCATTCCCGCGTTGACCCTGCAGGAAGTTTGACGCGAGGGAATCCAACATAGGCTCGCCGGTTTCTAGTGGCTCGCCGCGCTCGCACGCTAACGCCTACCGCGTTCCCCCGTGCTAGTTTGCCTCAAAAGGTTTGAACGGACCGATTCGGCCCGTTTCCCTTTCGCTCGATTTTCGGGGGCTTTCGCCCGCCGGAACGAGAAGCTACCGGACTCTCCCGCGCGTCTTTTCAACGGCGGTATCTTGTGTGGCCGGATTACTTCTCCTGATACTGTGGTACACGCGTTCGGAAACAGTCCTGATAGACCTAGCCCATACGTACCGCAAAAAACGCGGGAGGCTTTCATCCTAGTGGCGATTGCCATTGCTGGCACTTCCGTCCGTGAACCGGGGAACGGTGCCCTTTGCCGAACGGTCGCCCGCTCAACGGGAACCATTGAAGCATGTGGTGCGCTGCTAGTCAAGCCTTTTGTTCGGAACGATTGACGCGGACAAGCGCGATTCGTTCCCCTAGTGGCTTACGTCGCGCGGCCCGTTGCCGCTCGCCGCGCCGGACCCATCATCCCATGCGCTAGAGCGGCTCTTGTGCCGCGCCGTCAAGCCACCGTGTTCGGAGGATAGGCTCCCGGAGGAGTCGCCCGCCCGTTGCTGCATGTCCACAAGGTACAGGACTGGCATCGGCACGTCAAGGGAAAACTTGAGTGGGCATGCCTGCGTAGGGCGCGGCGTGGCAGAATGTGGAATCGCGCACGCGTTCCAAACCGCGCGCACGCGTAGCAGGCGCCGTGCCGCCGACCGCAAGCAATCTTTGTGCCATCGCCATCCTACGATAGACCGGGGGGTTCCCCATTGAAGGCGGGGGCTTGGCATACGCCTCACCCGGAATTTTATGAACTCCTCGCATGTTACAATGACCCCCATGCGCTACGACCAGAAGTACCGCGGCTACACCATGCCCCGCCTCATCCTCGAAAACTACCTCCGTCCAGTCCCGCACCGCATGAAGGACCTCGTGGCCTTCGCCGGCCACTCCTACGCCTCCCTCCGAGTCGCCAAGAACACCCTCGTGCGCACCGGCCGGCTCTCCAAGGACGGCGTACCCGACCTCTCGCACCCCGAGAACATCGCCCTTATGCCCTTGGAGCCCTTGGGCGAAATCACCATCCTCCCCAAGTCCTACACCAAACAGAACGAAGCCCACGCCAAGCACGCCCGCACCGTCGCGGCCGAAGCCATCGGCGCCACACACGGCGACCGCGAAACCAAGCGCCTCACCGAGTCCGAAGTCAAGGACATCCTCTCGGTCTACATCAAGCAGGGCGCCGGCGGCAAGGACTTCATCGCCGCGGTCAACGCCTACCTCGCCTTCACCGCCACCAAAGAACCCCTCGGCCTCCCGGCGCCCCTCTCCCCCGCCGAAGTCGAGTCCCGCATCCTGCGCCTCCTCCGCGCCTCCGACCGCGCTGCCGCCATCGCCGCAGCCGAAGCCTTCCTCGCCTGCCCCGAGCCGCCCGCAGAGCCCTCCCCCGAAACCGCTGACGAGGCTGCGCTGGAGCCGGCCGTAGGCCCTTCCGACCCTCCAGACGAACCAGATGCCGAACTAGATTCAGAGCCCGCCATAATCGAACCTTGAGCGTTCTAGGCCCATAGGACTTTCCAAAGTGCTAACAACTGCCTCTCTCCACAAGCGCCTCAAGTTCCTAGCGGACGCTACGCCCCTCACCCGCCGGCCCTCCAAGACGGCCTTCGGCGAAACGGCCTTCAAGGACGGCGCGGCCACCATCAACGTCTCGCCCCTCTGCCCCGACACCGGCGACTCTCTCTCCAACGAAGCCCAAGTCGCCACCTATCTCCACGAACTTATCCACGTCGCGCTCGCTGCCGAACTTGCTGCCTTCGGCGCCTTCGAGGAAGCCGTCGTCAGCGCCATCGAGAAGACCATGTACGACTTTGTCTGCGCCCGTCCCTCCCGCCTCAAGTGGTGGGTCGCCCGCCTCGGAGCCGCCTAATGCCCAAGCGCCCATCTCTCCTACCAGCCCACGCGCCCTTCTATTCGCCCGCGGCCATCAAGGCGCGCGACGCCGCAGTCGAAGCCGACCCACTCTCCCCCCTCGACCTCCTTCTCCTCGGCTTCGGTCCCGGCGGCCGAGCCATGTCGCTAGCAAGCAAGGCCGGCCCGCGCGTCGCCACCTACGCCGGCGCAATGGCGCGCGGCGCCCGCATGGCCATGACCGCCGGCCTCGTTAACGACCTCTCTCACGGCCGCAACCCCGGCGCCGCAGCCCCATTCAATGCAGCCGCGGGAGCCGCCCTTGGCCCGCCCGCAGAACTCATCGCCGCGGCCATCACCGGCCTCGGCGAAAACGTCGCCTCGCGCTTCGCACCGCGCTTTCGCCAAGGCAGCTACGCCGAAGTCCTCCCCGGCTCCGCGCCCCTGACCGAATCCACTCCGGGCGCCCTCCGCCCCTTCAGCCAAGGACTGCTACCACCAGCCGCCACGCGCGCACTTCCCCCAGCCTCTCCACGACTGCCGGCCGCACCAATCTGGGCGAGTCGTCTTGGTTCGCCGATGTCAGCGGAATCATTCAGATACCACCAACTCTCCAATGTGTGGGACGAGGAAAAGTATCTGTACTTCATGCACGAGAACCCAAATCTAGCCATCGCGCCGTCTATGTTCGGCAACGGCGACGTAGATGGAAAGGCGCTAAAGGACGCGCTAAGTGGATTAACGGTTGGAGGCATCGCATACTCTGCGTTCCCCAATCCACATGACGCCAATCGCGCATTCAACCAAATGGGACATCCAGAGGACGTTCCGCGCCACTTGTACCGGGTAATGCCCGACCAAGTGCGGCGTGTAGCCAACTCCTATAACTGGCCAACAGACCCGGCATACGACAGCTATGGCAACAACGGGCTAATGCCCAGCCACTTCATCAAAGAGCCATTTTCACCAGCCGTCTACATGCCGTTGCCCGCAGCGCGTCCAGTTCCAGTTGAGCGCGTTGATGTCGAGATGAATCCACCAAAACCAGACGTCAGTCCCGCCACGATAAAGCGCCTCAAGCGCACCGCTCAGCGCGGCACACCGTGGCGCACCATGTGGCTCGACATGCTCGCCAAGGGCGACCGCCCCTACTTCCACGGCACCAACTCGCCAGTGGCCAACTTCGACCCGAACTTCTTCTCGCCCGGCAACCTGTTCGGCTCCGGCTTCTATCAAACCGACTCACCCAAAATCGCCGAAAGCTACGGCCCAAACGTCTTCCTCACGAAGCGCACTTCACGCGCGCCCTACATCAACCTTGAACGCCCATTCACTCCCGCCTCTGCGCTGTGGCAAGCACTCAATCGCTCGGGCATCCTAAACATCTGGGACACGCACGGCAAGACGCCTGCCGAAGTGCAGAAAAGCATTGGCGGCCACGACTGGATGAATGGCTACGCACCAACACCGACCGGACGCGACATTCTCGATAACTTCCGCGCCTCGGAGCGCACCAAGGAATATGACGCCATGCTCGGCCAACTCGCGGAATTCATGGCGACAACGAACGACGGCGGCCGTCGCTACGCCGGCTTCACCCACCTCGGTGGCCAGTACCGCGGAAACCGCGAACACAACGTGCGCATCAACTGGCGCCCAGACCTCGACCTCACCATGCGCCCAATCACGCTCACCGGCCCGGACACGCCCATTCCACAGCACACCTACCTGAGCCCAGCCATGCAGGAGTATTTCGACCGCAACCGCACGCTCGCCTCCATCCTGTACGGCGTTCCCGTCAACGAACTCCTTCCGAAACGGCAGCCACGCTGATGCCCACCCAACCAATCGCCAATTGGCGCGACATACTCAAGTACCTAAATCCATTCCAGTCCCTCGATTCCTCGCGCGCACTCGAACAGCGGCTAGGCATTGCCGGCGCCATCGGCTCCGTCACCAACGCGCATCCCGCGCCAACTGGTCCGACCCTCGCCCCCCTCGACCCTTTTGCCAACCATCCCGACCTCGCCGCGGGCCGCGCGTGGGCCGAACAAGTCGCCAACGCCCCAGCCGAGACAGCGGCCGGCGACTGGACGGCCATTCCCCGCGCTTTCATCGACTCCATCACCATGTTCGGCGAAGACCCTATGAGCGCGATGCGCCGAGCCGGCTCTGGGGCGCGGCCACGAACGCTGGCGCGCGTTAATCCGCGCAGCCGCGGAATCCGCGTCAACAGCCCGACGTTCGTCGGCGCCAACACGTTTGAACTGCGGCCGGCCGGCCGCGGCCCGGCAGCGCGCCCGACTCCTGAAGCACTTCCAGTACGCGTCCGACGCTTCGAGAACCTACCCGTACCAACGTCGCCGGTATCCGCCGAAGGACTATTCACCACACCAATGTCCGACGTCTCCATCTACAGCAGGCGGCCATACCGCTTTACTGGCGAAGTTCCGCAAGACGCCAAAGTGCTGCTTGTTCCTCGCCTGCTAGCGCCAGACCAAGTCGCGCAAGCCACCGAACATGCCCTATATGGCGGCTTTCCGTCGTCCCAAGTAATCTACGGCCTAGCCGGAGAAGGGAACCAAGGACTTGGAGTGTTTAAACAAGGCGCACTAAAGATGGCGAAGCATCTAGAAACGCAATTCGGCAATGACCTGACGCTACCCCACGACCGACTAAAGCTGGCACTAACTAATACCTCATTGTTTCCCGAGTTCTTGGCAGACATGATGGCCGCGCAACTAGTCCGCCAACACGGCTTCGATGCCTACTACCGTCCAGACCGCCACAATGTCGGCGACGGACATGGCGAATATGTCGCCGTAACCGATAAAGGCATCAACAACTACAAACTTGACCAGCGATACGTCGAGCAACGGCAACTACTAAACGAAAGTACGCCACTAGACCGCTTTCTGTATGAGCGCGAAATGAAGCGCTCCTCCATCAATCCCAACTACGCCACTGCAAAAGAACTTCAACGTCTTGGGGTGCTGTGGACCGACGTCACCGACTTCATGCGGGACTACAACGACCTACAACAACGGCAAAATCCAGCACTACCAAATGTGTCCTACGCAAATACACTAATCCATCTACCCGGCCTCACGCGCAAGCCACTAACCGCACTGCCAACGCGCTTCGGAAGACCGCCAAAGTTCGCACCAAGCCGTCTACCCATAGCGCCAGTGCTGGAAGTCACGCCGAGAATTGCGCCGCCAAACGCACTCTCAGCGCCAGAACTCAGTATGACTGGGCTACCACTGTCCAACATGCCAGAACGCTTCGCAGCGGAGCGCCGACTAGGCCCTGCCTATACCTATGTGCGCGACCCGCTCAATCCTTGGTGGCTACCAGAACATGATTGACCTCCTACTCGAACGCCAACTCCTCGCGGACGCCGGCATCAAGAACTTCAAGTTCTTCGCCAAGTCCATCCTCGGACTCGCCTCTCCCCACAACGAGAAGGCGGGCTGGTGGTGCCCCGCGCACGACGCCCTCTGCGACTGGATTGACTACCAAGTCAAGGACTGGGAACTCGCCCGCAAGTCCAAGGTCAAGTCCCGCCGCTACCTCGCCACCATCATTCCCCGCGGATGCGGCAAGTCCCAAGTCATCACCCAAGCCGCCGGCCTCTGGACGCACGTCCGCAACTGCAACCTCTCCACCTACATCGGCAACGAGTCCATCGACCTCGCCGAATCGCTACTCGCCGGCATCAAGGGCCACATGCTCAACGAATCCCCGTGGCACCTATTCCGCGCGCTCTACGGCGACTGGAAGCGCGACGCGCCCACATGGCGCTTCGACGCCACCACCCACGCTGCCCGCAACTCCGAATCCAAAGACCCATCCTTCGGCACCTTCTCGCCCGCCTCGGGCATCACGGGCCGCCACCCCGACGTCATCCTCATGGACGACCTCGTCTCCTACGACGCGCTCGCCCGCAAGTCCGACTGGTTCTCCTACGCCTACGCCGCCATGACTGACCTCATCCCGGTCGTCGAGCCCAACGGCCTCGTGTGGCTCATCGGCACCCGCTACGGCGACGGCGACCCCTTCGGCCGCTCCTTCCAATCAGACGGCATCTACTCCATCGACGGCCACACCCACGGCCCCTACGCCACTCGCGAGGACGGCCTCTGGCGCCTCTACTTCCTCGACGGCCGCGATGCCGCGGGGGAGCCAGCTTTGCCCACTTGCTGGTCCGACGCAGAAATGAAGCGCTACCAACTGCGCGACCCCGTCAAGTACGCCTCTCAGGTCCGTAACGACCCCAAAGCCCACGGCCTATCCAGCATCACCGAAGGCCAGTTCGACTCCCTCTGCGTCGAATCGTCCAAGCTACCCGAGCGCATGTCCGTATCGTTCCACATCGACACGGCCTTCAAGCACGAGTCGCGCAAGCTCAACGACTCCGAATCCACGCTCGTCGTAGCCGGCCACCCCCACGACGGCTCCGGTCGCGTCTTCATCCTCGAAGTTCACCACAACAATCGCTGGCGTGCCGAGCAGTTCGGTCACGTCATCGTGGGTGCCGCCAAACGCGCGCGCGAAGCCAACCGCCTTGTACTCGGCCTCACCGACGAGCGCCTGCCCAATGGCAAGGACGGTGTCTTCGGCGCATGGCTCAGCAACTACTTCCTCGACAACGGCGAAACCATGCCGCTCCTCATCAACCTCAACCGCGCCCAAGGCGAGGCCAAGGACGTCCGAATCTCCGAAGCCATCGCCTACGTGGTCCGCGGACACGTCCAGTTCCTCGCCGGCATCCCCGGCCTGCCCGAACTACGCGCCCAACTCTGCGGCCACCCCTACTCAGCGCGCAAGGACATCGCCGACGCCTTTGCCGACATCTTCCACCCCTACTTCTACCAGCAGCGCCTACCCGGCATGCTCGCGGAACCCTACGCTCCGGGCGGCTACGAAGCCGCACTCAAGGGCTGGGGATTCCAGTATGATATTCTTAACGATGTTGAAACCGACCGACCGCCTTTGGGGGGCTCCGGGCGGCGTCCTCCCACCCGTTGAACGTGTTGCGGAGCACGGAGCAGCCCCCCAACCTCTTGAGGACACATGGCCAAAATCTGCTGCTGGGACCTAGAAATCCACGACCCCATCACCGCCAACGGTGGATGGGAAGCCGCCAAGCGCGGTGAGTGCGGAATCTCGGCCCTCGTCATCTCCGACTCCGAGACGGGCCGCTTCCACATCTACGACAAGCACACACTCGACGAAGCCATCGACCACCTAAACTCCGCGGACCTGTGCGTCGGCTTCAACACCAACGACTTCGACGAACAAGTCCTCTTTGGCGTCACCGGCCGCTACCTCCAAGGCCAGCGCTACGACATCCTCCAAGCCATCTGGAAGGCCCTTCCCATGCGCGAGAAGGGCTGGAAGCTCGACCAAGTCTGCCAGCGCACCCTCGAAATCGGCAAGAACTCCAACGGCGCCTACGCCACTCAACTCGTGGCCGAGGAAAAGTGGGGCACCCTGTTCGACTACTGCCTCAACGACGTCCATCTCGTCAAGCTACTCTACAACCACATCGTCGACTTCGGCAGCCTCGTCTCGCCGAACGGCCATAAGCTCGCCCTCTCCGCGCCACCCCTTCAGGAGTACGCATGAGCACGGCCCTACCCCCGCTGGCTCCGCCGGCGCCAGCCCTTCCCAATCTCCAAGAGCCGCAGTCCGACCACATGCGCGCCCTTGCCATGTACTGCCGCAAGTGTTGGGAAGACAGCCGCACCTACTCGCGCAGCGTGCTCGAACGGCTGCCCGCCATCTACGACGCATTCTCGATGGTCAACACCGGCAACACCGCGGCCTACCGCAACAACATCGGCCTACCCATCCTCGTCGCAATGGTCCTCACCGACACAGCGCGCCAAGCTGACGCCCTATTTGGCGGCGACGAAATCATCGACTTCGTGGGCGCCAAGCCCTCCGACCGCCCCATCGCCCGCAAGAACGCTCTGCTCGTCACCAACCAGCTTCGCGACTGCCATTCCTTCGTTAAGGGCGTCGACTTCCTCAACAACGCCCACCTCAACGGCACTGCCGTGGCCCGAGTCGGCTGGACCTACTTGGAGCGCATGCGCAAGTTCCGGGTGCCCACCGACATGGGTATCCAAGTCATGGAGCGCCCGGTCATTGTCAAGGACGGTCCCGACTGGGAGAACGTCGCGCTCGAAGACTTCGGGCCGCAGCCCTACCGCAAGTACATCTCGAACATGGACTACCTTCAGTTCCGCTACTGGGAAGACTGGGACACCCTTGTCGAGATGGACAACAGCTATCGCTCCCAGAACCAAGGCCAGCCCCTATTCCTGCCCGGCGCCCTCAACTCCATCCGCGACAACCGCGCGCCCGAACTGAGTGACCTCAAGTACGCCCGCCTTGGCATGAACCCGTCGCTCGCGCCCACGAACAACGGCCCGAAGCGCAGCAACAAGTCCGTCGAAATTATCGAGTACTGGGGCCTCGTCCCGCCTGAGTTCGCGCCCGATGGCGACCGCAACCGCGTCATCCTGATGGCGAATGGCCACACCATCCTACGCAACGACCCCAACCCACACTGGAACGGCGGCCTCCCCGCCATCTCCTACTGCCCGGCGCCCAACCCCAGCTACTTCTACGGCATCGGCAAGGGCGAACTGCTAGAGCCGCTTCAGGCCGCGGCGAGCCGGCTGATGAACCAAAAGCTGGACATCATCGACATCGCGGCCAACCCGATGAAGCTCGTCGATATCACGCGCGCACCCGCGCTCGCGAACATCAACAGCAAGCCGGGCCGCGTAATCCCCGTTCGTGGCAATGTCAATGACGTCGTGGCCGAACTCAGCACGAACTGGCAGGGCGTGCAGCATGCCTTCCAAGAAATCGCCGAACTGCGCGAGTTCGCCCAGATGGCCGCCGGCATCTCCGAAGCGGGCACAATGGGCATCGGTGGCGGCGACCGCCAGACCGCGCGCGAGTTCCTTGGTCGGCAAGAGGCCGCGAACACGCGACTTGGCCTCGAAGCCCAGCTAGCCGCAGTGGCCGTCGAGGACCTCGCCAACTGGTTCCGCGACATGAACCAGCAGCGCCTAACGCTGCCGGCCCAAATCAACCTCATCGGCGATGCCGCCCACATCGACGAAGACACTGGCCTGCCGTTCACCGACCCGGCCATGTACGAGATTCAGGCCGGCGACCTCATCCACAACTGGAGCGCACGCGCCACTGGCCCGCTCGCTCTCGTCTCAAAGGCGATGCGCCGCCAAGACGCCATGCAATTCCTCTCCATCGCCGGCACCAACCCAGTCATGGCCCAGATGATTAACTGGGCCACGTTCACGCGCCGCATCACGCGCCTGTTCCCCGACTTCGACACGCCCGAAATGCTCGTCGAGAAGGTCCCGCAAATCACCCAGATGGCCAACCAAATTGGCATGACGCCCGAGCAACTTGCGGGCGCCGACATCAGTTCGATGCAGTCTGGGCCATTCGGCGGAGCCGGCGGCCAGCAGATGGCCAGCGCAGGACAGCAGCCCACTAACTCTCTCGTTGGAGGACCGTAATGGACAAACGCTCCGCACGCCAAGCCCTCGAAGCCCTGCTCGCTTCCGATGGCTGGAATCTACTTATCAAGCCGCGCGCTCAAGAGGCAGCCGACTCCGCCGTGGCGGAACTGCTCTATGCGCGCGAAACCAATGTTGAAGACTTGGCTACGGTCAAGGGCTTCGTCAAGGGCATTCTCTGCATCCTGTCGGACTTGCCCGGTCTTCTCGAACAGGAACTAGCCCCAGACGCCGACCAGTCGTGATATACTAGTTGCACACCAACGTGGGCCTACCCCACAAGGAGACGCACATGGAAGGGACCACCCCTCCCCAGCAGCCTCAAGCCCCAGTTCTAACTCAGGCCGACATCGACCGCATCAAGGCGGAGACTGTCAACGAAATCACCGGCGGCAAGTTCGGCGGCGATATCGAGAAGGCCAAGGAAGGATACTGGAACCTGACCAACTACGCATCGCAGGCCATGAACGCCCTCAAGGCACTCGATTCGCGGGACAACCCCGCCGACATTGCGAATGCCCGCCCAGCCGCGCCCACGGGACCTAATCCGTGGGACGACCTGAGCAAGGACTACTATGGCGACACGAGCGTGCTGCGTCGGGCGGTACAGGCCGAAGCTCAGGCCATCATCGCCGATGCGTTCAAGCCGATTCAGCAGTCCGCACAGGCCCGACAGAACATCACTCGGAGCCTGCCGGACTACGTGAACAAGGAAGCGGAAGTCATCGTGTTCCTTGAGCAGAATCCCGACTTGTACCGCATGGTGTACGAGACTCAGGTTTCGGGAAATCCAGAGGCCGCGATGCGTCTGGCATACGGCGAGTTCTATCGGGCGCAGACTGCCAACCAGTCCGTTCCGCCGAAGATGGACGCGCCACTGACGAATGCGGGCGGCAGCCCGCCGAACGGCCCGCCACCGGGACAGCCGAATGGCGGAACCAACTGGGTCGACGAAATCAAGCGAGCGCACATGACGGGCGACCCCCGCGCCGTCTACACGAAGCTGTTCGCGAACTACGACCCGCAACTTCCACCACACATGCAGGGGTAGGAAACCACAATGGCAATGTACGCTGGAGCGCTTAGCTCCTATGACGTCGGCTGGCAGACCTCGCTCACCGGCACCGAAGGCAACAAGGAAATCACCAAGGAAGTACTGACCCAGCTATCCATCGAGGACAAGCCGCTTCTGGCCTCTATCGGCGATGACGTGGCTGAAGGTCTGTACTTCCAGTGGGCGACTGACCGCCTCGCCACGCGCACCACGGCTGGCGCCCTCGAAGGCCAGACGGCCAGCACGGGCTCGGCCACGCAGCGCAAGAAGCTGGCCAACTACGTGCAGCACTTTCAGGGCGACTTCGAGGTGACGCTCGACCAAATCGAGATGTCGCGTCGTGGTAAGACCATCGGCGTCAAGGACGAGCTTCGGTATCAGGCCGGCAAGGTTGCGACCGAGAAGCTGCTCGACGTGAACGCCCGTGGCTGGTCGGTCTGCAACTCCTCGACGGACCTGAGCGATGCCCCGTCTCCGGGCTCGAACAGCGCCGGCCCGCTCACTGGTAACTTCCACTACTGGGCGCGCCGCACGGTGTCCGATACCGGCACGAGCGGTGTGGCAACCAGCGCGTACCTCGGCTACACGCCGTTCGTCCAGTTCATCCGAAACGACGGCCCGTTTTCCTCGGCCAACATCAACACGGTTGGCGTCGCGATGCGCAAGAACGGAATCACGCCCAACACCATCTTCATGACTGATGGTGTGAAGCTGGCGATGGACGCGGCGATTTTCGGGCAGACGGCCTCGGCGACTCTGGTGCGCAATACGGACGCGCTTCAGGGCACCGAGTACAGCACGGTCGTGGACGTCATCAAGACGTCCATCGGGCGCTATGCGGTGATTCAGGACCGCACGATGCCCTCGGCCGCGGCTTCCGCTTCGGCGGCCAACGCGCTCTACACTGGCGCGTGCTGGTACATGGCGGACCGTAATCAGATGAAGCAGGCGTGGTGGCGTCACTTCGCGCCCTACGACGTGGCGACCAACGCTGACGCGAAGGCCGGCTACGTGCGTGGTTCGCTTGCCTTCAAGATTACGAATCCCTACGCCATCGGCGGCGTCTACAACGTCACCGAGTAACCAACTGGGGAGGGGGCCGCAAGGCCCCCTTCCCCTAGGGAGTTCCATGCAACTAGTCCTCCGCAACCGAGACGAAATCGAACGCGCCAAGGCCATTGAGGCTGAAACGCTTGCGCACTGGGACAACAAGTTTCGCAGCACGATGGATGTGCTTGTTGCCCACAACGCGCACTACCGCGAGAAGCAAATCGGACTCGGCAAGGGCAAGTCCGAAGGTCCCGAAGGCGTCGTCGAAGCGCGCATCCCCCTACACTTCTTGCTGATGAACCTAGAGGCTAGCGTCGACCTCATTCAAGACGACAAGAAGTGGTATAGTTTCCTCCGCAAGCACCCCGAACTCCGCTCCTACGAATACGGAAAGAAGGTCCAAGTCTAATGCTCCGAGCCTACACTCCGCTAAAGCTCAGCAACTTCGGCGCTCAGGCGTTCTATCGCGTGAGCCAGCCCATGTCTTTCCTTCAGCACACCGGCCGCGCCACAGTCTACTTCGACCTCGGCGAACTCGAACAGAATATCTCTCGCGGCGCCGCCCAAGACTTCGCCAACATCCACTGGCTTCACCAGCGCACTGACGACGCCGTGCAACGCGCCATCGAGCGTTACATGGGCCGGCCGAGCCACTGGCTCCCTACTACCGACCCTGCGGCGGAGCCGGCTTGGGACGCCCCGCCCAGCATCATCCTCGATACCGATGACGACGTCTTCAATGCCATGCCCTTCCATCGCTCGACCTTCCGCTACTACGGCACGCGTGACATCGACGGCAACCCGCTTATGGCGGGCGATGCCATCATCGAGAAGGGCGAAGACGAAGGCAAGGAAACAGTCCGCTTCATCTGGGAAGATGGCAAGGACGGCCTCGACCTACAGGCTAACCTCAACCGGCTCGCGCAGTGGCGCACGAACCTCGCCATCGCGGCGCTCGTCACGGTGAGCACCCCAGAAATGGAGCGTGTCGTACATCGTGAAGTCCCCAACGCCAACACTTTCGTACTGCCAAACTGCATCAACTTCGACGACTACCCCGAGCTTCGCAACTTTGAGGAAGATGGCAAGGTGCGAATTCTGTGGCAGGGCGGCTCTGGACACGAAGAGTGCTTGCGCTCGGTGCTTCCCGCGCTCAAGGCCATCCACGACAAATACGACCACGTTGAATTCCTATTCTGGGGCGGCGTGCCTGACGACGTCCTCTACGCGGTTGACTCGGACCGCTGGCGCGCCCTGCCGTGGTGCAGCTATTTCGAGTACAAGCTACGCCTAAACTCCATCGGGCACGATATCAACATCTGTCCGCTGTTCGAGCACCCGTTCAACAAAGCGCGCTCTGCCATCAAGTGGTACGAGTCGAGCGCCTGCTCCAAGCCCGCGGCCACTCTCGCCAAGAACTACGCCGCATTTGGCGACGAAATCGAGGACGGCGTCACTGGCCTGCTCTACAACACGCCCGAAGAATTCGAGGCGCAACTTGAGCGCCTCATCAACGACGCCGAACTGCGCGAGCGCCTAGGCGCGGCGGCCAAGGCGTGGGTCAAGGAGAATCGCGACCCATCGAAGTGGGCGCACAAGCTCGCCGACAAGCTCGAAGAACTCCGCTCCTACAAGCTCACCTTTGCCAAGCCGCCCATTGCGGCGCCGGAGCCGGCTAACGATGTTTCGCAAGAGCACACTGACATTCGGAACAGCTAAGGCCCGAGTCGCGTCGCGTGGGGGCAAAAACACCACGGCACAACTCGAAAAGGCTGGCGAGTCCATCCAAGCGGCCATCCAGTACTGGAACAAGCAGGCCAACTGGAAGTGGCTCGCCACCACCGCCAACGTCACCGTGACCTCGGCCAACGTGGGCACGCTACCGTGGAACTTCAAGGACGTCTATCAGCTTGAGGGCACCATCAACGGCGTGCCGCGCCCACTCGACGCGCTAGAGCGCCGACAGTATCGTCGTGCCGTATGGGACCGCAGCGGAACCACGCCAGTCGCCTACGATATGTTCCTATCAGACGCTAACGGTACGTTCGCGACGATTCCCGCTGTGTCTGCCGAAACCACGCTTGAACTGGCGTATTATCGCCACATGACCGTACCGTGTACCCAATCGGTGAGGGTGAACACCTACGCGTCGTCTGCTGTAGTGGACACGTCTAGCGACAACTTTGACGGCGTCTATGCCGGAAATTTCATTTACGCGCCAACTTCAGCAGGAAATGCCAATGTTGTCGCCGTCATCCGTTCTATCGACAACGAAACCCAAATCACCGTAAGCGCCAACGCTGCCGCGACCGCTGAAGATGTAATCGCGACCATTGGCGGCGACGACCGCTTCCTAGACATTCCCGAGCGCCTTGAGCGCGGCATCCTCGCGTTCGCCATTCACGACTTCCTATCAAACCTAGGCGCACCATCCGAGCGCCTATCGTACTGGCTACACGCATTCGAGACTGAGCTACAGGCCGCCAAGGACGAAAACGGCCCGCGCTGGGAAGACATGGACCTGTGCATCCAGCCTGCCTCGCGCCACTCCGTCCTCCTAGACCCGGTGCCATCCAATGTACTTTGAGGAAAAGCTGTCTGGCGGACTCGTCACCTCTATCGACCCGGCCGAACTTGAGCCGGGCGAACTCGCGCGCGCAGACAACTGCCTCTACTTCCCCACTGACACCGCCATCTATAGCGCGCCCAACCTGCGCGCGCACGGCTACTACCCGAGCGCTGGCGTCGCCCAGCAGGCGCTCCTCGACATGGTTTCTGTGCGCTTTGAGGGCGGACAGCAGTACCTCGTCGCGCAAACCGCTAACTCTCTCTACTACATGGACCCGGAGACGAGCGGCGCCCTGACGTCCGGCACTCCCTTCACCTCTGGCGCCGCGCTCAGCGCGGTCCACTTCGCCAACCGCTGGTATTTCTTCAACGGCGTCAACGACAACGTCGTCATGGCCTCCGGCCCGCGTTGGCGGCGCCACGGCCTGAATCCAATCACTTCGCCTCCGGCTGGCTCCACCGCGAGCAGCGCGTTCGCGCTCAGCACTTCGGGCACCTACGAGTACTGGTACACTGAGGTGGCCAAGTACGCCGAAGGCGATGAAGTCGAGTCCGCCTTCACTGGCGAACCAGTTCGCGTCCTTGTCGCCGACCCGACCTCCGCGCACGCCCCCAAGCTAACCTTCCCGAGCCAGCCGCTCAATCCCGAAGCCACCCACTACCGCATCTACCGCGGTGCTGCGCGCTATGTCGCTGGCGAGCCGAGCAACTTTCCAATCGGCTACATGGTTGGCGAAATCCCTACCAGCACCACCGTATGGACTAATGGCGGAACTCCCGCAAACTCGTCTGGCTATGCCGGGTCATACGACCCGGACACGACAAATCCATATGTCGGGGCGCATCCGGCGGGAACCGGCGAGTTTGTTACCGAGACGGCCGCTACTGGCGCGCCAAATTCTACTGGTACGGTCTACCAGAATACGGCGCCCGGAAGCACGAAGAATGGCCGCATGCTGATGGTGTACAACTTCGGCCTGCTGCCCGCCGGCAACATCCTCGGCCTCACTGTAGACGTCACCGCCAAGGCGAGCGATGTCTCTAAGACCACGTTGTACGCCTCGGTATGCGAGCGGTCTTCCGCCAATGTCGGCGTTAAACTCGGAGCCGCGGCCGGCTATACCACATACAATCCGCAGGGCAACCGGCGCGCATTCACGGGCCTTGGAACGTCGTTTAGCACGCTGTCGCTTGGTAGCGCAACTGACGACTGGCTGCCATCGGTCTACTCGTGGACCGCGGACCAAGTCGCGTCGAGTGCATTTGCGGTCTGTCTATGGGCCGAGTTCGCTGCCGGCACGCCATCAAGCGCAACTATCGAAATCGACTCGGTCAAGTTGACTGTCGCGTCGAATGCCGCATCGGACGATGAGTTCGGTCGCGTATACGACTCGATTCAAATTGACCAAGCTGGCGAACAACTAAACTTCTCGGCCAAGATGCCTCCGCCCAAGGCCAGCGTCGGCGCCGTGTTCCAGAGTTCGCTTGTAACGAATGATGTGGCCAACCCGCGGCGAATCGTCTGGTCCAACCCCGGCGAACCCGACTCCTTCGTGCCAGACGCATATTACCTTGACGACTTCGGCGGCAACCAGAGCGACGAAATCACGTACATCGGCGAGGTCAGTGGGCGCTGTGTCGTCGGCATGCTCGGCTCGTGTTGGCGCATCAACTACCTGCCAAACGAGAACGACGCTTCCATTGTGCGCGGTGACGCCGTATCCCCAATCTCTACGTCCGAGGGCATTGCGAATCCCCGTGCCGCATGCAAGTTCTCGATGCCGGGCATGGGCGAGGTCATCGCGATGGCAGGCGCTGCCGGCATCTTCGTGACTGATGGCCTCACCATCGAGCCTGTCAGCGACGGCCTCGATTGGAGTGCCATCGTCGGCACCCCGCCGAACGTCTCGAACATCAAGGCCCTCATCAACGAACCCGGCACAAAGACGCTACGCCTGCTGCTGGCTACTGGCGATGAGTACTGCATGAGCTATGCGCGCAAGCACCGCACGCGCTTTGGGGGCAAGTGGACGGGACCGAACACGAAGCGGTGGAACACGCGCATTCCTGTCGCGGCCACGTCTGTGCGTCTCGATTCCGGGGTACACGCTCCATTCTACTGCTACGCGAGTACCGGAACCTCGGCGGTTCCGACCATTGCCCGCGATGACGCCAGCGATACGGGCTACGTCAGTCCATCTCACTCGATGACTAGCGGAGCGCCAGTAATCCAGACACGCGACATCTACCCAGCAGGCCGCGACGGCGAGGTCGAGCTACACGACCTAATGTGGTACGGCGAAGTGCTCGACGATAGCGCGGATTCTATCAGCCCATTGGCCGCCATTACCATCCATCGCCGTTACCTCAACGACGCTACTGCCGTCGAGTCGGCCGAAGAATCGGCCGCAAACGGCGCTAAGCTACTGCACGCCTCGGTGGCGACCGGCCGATGCTCCGGCTTTGGCATCAGCATCGCGCCATTCTACGGCTACTTCGGGCGCCTGTATTCGGTGCATCCGAGCGTTGAAGGCTTTGGGAGCGCGGACAATGCGTGAGTGGCACGGCTTCAGCAGCTACGAGCCGCGCGCAATGGGCGAAACCCTTCATCGGTATCTGCGTGAAGTGAGCGCCGCAATCAAGCGCATCAACAAAGGCCAAGTTCCATCCGGCTCGGGGGCCAGTATGCAGTCTGTGCTGGCGCCGGTAGCGACGGTCGTCACGGCGGACGGAAATGAAGTCTCCGCGAACGGCCGCCTCACGCGCGTCGACATCACAAATCCGCCCTCTCCTACCAACGCCGTCATCTACGCCTCGGTTCCGGTCGGCGTGTACCGCGTAACCTTTGCGGCGCACATACTTACGGTAACGACTACGTGCGCCCTGACTGTGCGCGCCATCTTCAACACCGGCGACGAAGCCATCATCATGGACGCCGTTCCCGTGGCCACGGGCACGTACGTCAGTGCGGAAGTGACGTTTCCGACCAACACCGTCGCCCCAATCGAGTACGAACTGACGTACACCAACACCGTAGACATGGAGGCTTCCCTGATTCTGGAAGCTCTGTGATACAATACCGGCTGGAGGCACACAATGGGACTAGAATCCTTCCTGTTTAGTACGGGTAAGAATGGCGCCGGAATTGGGCTTCCCGGCTGGCTCGGCGGCCCTTGGGGCACGGCGGCCACGGCCTTTGCGCCTATGCTGCTGGGCAGCTTCTTCAACGGCCAAGACCCGCTGCGCCGAATGCAAGCACGCGCCCAAGGCTTCCTTAGCCCCGAACACATCGCTGGCCTTCGCAGCCAGATGTACCGCGACACCATCGGCGGCGCTGGATTCGCTGATGCGCAGCGCGCGGCCACCGCCGGCGCCGGCCAGTTCCAGCGCGCCCTCGGTCCCATGAGCGGCTTCGGCGCCAGCGGAGTCGGCCGCCTGCGTGGCGCGATGGGCGCATCGCTGCTTGGCAACCACATGTCCAAGCTGTATGGCGCGGCCGACAGCGCGGCGGGCGCCGGCGCGATGGACCTTGCGCGTGCACAGGCCAACGCGGTAATGTCAGGTGGCGTGCCGCAGAACTACACGGCTACATTCGGCGCCGCGGGCCTCAACGCGCTGCTCGCCAAGTACCTCGCCGGCAGCTTCAATTCACCCCAAGGCATGGGCAACAGTCCATCGCTTGAGCGCAGCTTCTCGTTGCAAGGCGGCCTAAATGCGGCGCGTCAGTCGCAGCTTGCTCAAGAGCTATTCGGGCAGCGCATTAGCGGCCAGAACTTCCTGACGCTTCCGTGGGGATACCGATAATGCTCGACGGCTTCCAAGCAGACATCCTACATCCAGCGCTTCAGGGCCTATACGCCGACGCCATTCAGCGCGGCACTCAGGCCAAGCAGTCGGCGGACCAACTGTGGCAGCAGATGCAGGAGCAGATGCAAGCTCCGACGCCGCAGATGGACCCGCAGCGCCAGTTCATCAGCACGCTCATGGGCGGCCTGTCCCAAGCGCTCGCACCACAGCTTGGCGGCCAACAACAGGCGCAGACGGGCATTGCCGAAGTCAACGCGGACCTACGCAACAAGCGCGCCATGTCGCTGCAAGCGCTGCACACGCGTTATGGCGAGGCCGCGCAGCAAGCGGAGCAGGCCGGCGACAACGAGCGTGCTATCAAGATGCGCAACGCCGAACTGAAGGTCAACAAGGAACTGGCCGACATTGCGCGCACCCAGCACCTTGAAGATACCAAGGCGTCCGATGCGCAGCGAATGAAGGAGCTTCGTCAGCAAGGCCAGAACACGCTAGACGCAACGAAGCTCGCTGGTCAAAATGCGCTAGCGGTGGCCAACGCGAACAATGAGCGTGCCATCCAAATCGAGAACGCTAAGGTTAAGGCATCCTACGCCCAGCGTGGTCTACGCGAAGACGGCGTCACGCCCATTGTGGCGGTCGCACATCGCAAAGACGTATCTATGCGTGTGCAACAGCTAGTTTCCGCGAAGAAGGCTGAAGGCGCCAGCAGCGGAGATATTCGTGCGGCCATCAAGCCTGAGTGGCTACAGCGCACCGATACCGATGGCGTCGGCAACAGCGGCATGATTGCCTACGCCAAGCGGCTACGCCAACCGCCAATTAAGGAAGGCTTCTGGGGAGGCGGTAAGCTGTTCAATGATGACGAAGTCATCGACGCCGTCGGAACTAACTTCATTGCCGCGCTACCTCGTCAGCGCGCTCCAGAGGACTACAAGGCCATGTATCGCGCTGCGCGTGCCGCGGGCGTACCTTCCATGAAGGCCGACAGTGGCGTGCGTGCGTATGCCGCGGAAATCATGGGCGACACATGGATTAGGGAAATCCAACTCCACTAAAGGGCTCCGATGCCAGTCCCTACCTACAAAGACCTCGGGCTAGACGCCAACGGCATGCCACTCAGCGGCGCGCCAGCCCCGGCGCCAAAGGCCGCGCAGCCCGACACGGCTAGCGCGGTTCCGTCGTATGCGGACATGGGCCTCGATGCCAATGGGCTTCCACCAGCCGCGCGAGGTGGCGAACGTCGGACCTCGAAGGGCCGCAACTTCCTGATGCAGCTTGCCGGCGCGCTGACGAACCATCCAGAGGCCGGCACGCTCGATGCGCTTTCCCAAGTTGGCGGCAACCCGGACGAAGCTATCGCGCTTCAGCGGCGCGGCCTCGGCTTTGGCGCTGGACTGACCGTTGGCGCTATACCAATCACGCTCGCCGCTGGAACCGGCCTTCCACTTGGCGCCGCACTGCTCGCGGGCGCTGGCGAAGGTGCCCTGTCCGGCGCGCTCGGTGGCGCTACTGAAGGCGTCGTTGGTGGCCACAGCCCCCGAGAGACGGCCCAACTTGCGGGCCAAGGCGCCCTGTGGGGCGGCGCGCTCGGTGGTGCCGTGCGTGGCGCTGGCAGCCTCATCGGCCACGGCTGGAGCCAGCTTGAAGCCGCGGCAGGCAGCAAGGCGCTGGCGACCATCGACGACGCGGCTGACGCAATTCCGTCACTTGCGCACGGCCCTGAAATCCAAGCTGACGCGGCTGCGCGCGAAGTCCATCTGGCGGCTATTGCCGAAGACGCGCAGCGCGTCCACAAAGAGCTTAGTGGCGTCGTTGCGGCGCGCGCGCCGATGTCGATTCGTGCGGTGCAAACAAGCGACGCGCTTCAGGTGCTCCGCAAGACGCTCGAAGACCTTGACCCGAACGTCTGGAGCATGTCGAGCAAGGACGTGCTTGCGCTCGCAAAGAAGGCCGGCCGCAAAATCTACCGCCTCGTGCCCGATGTCAAGGTGCGCAAGCCGCAGAACATGCCGACCTTTCTCATCGCCGACCAAGCGAAGGCCGCGCGCCAAGCGTTCGAGGACGCACTGCCACAAGGTCGTGTGTCGCGCCACTACACCGCCGACGAAATCACGCTTGCCAAGAACGCGGCGGTCGAGGCCGCGCGCTCTGTGCGCATGGCCGAGCTACAGACGCTTACCGGCCGGCTCCAAGCCGCGGACGACGCCGCAGAACTGATTCCGCTCACCAAGGCGAAGGCGCCGCAGACGCTTGCCGAAGCGCGCATCTACGCCAAGAACTTGCACACGAAGCACATCCTCGATATCAGTGATTTCCTGCGCAATACCAAGTTCCTAGGCCCGTCCGGCCCGCGCTTTGCGGACATGCTCGACCTTACCGCGTCTATCACCGAACGCGTCGGGGGCCAGTGGAACTATCGCTACTCGCAAATCGCGCACGGCCTCAAGGACTCGGAACGCGAACTCATTGCGCGCCACCTTGCGGGCGAGATTCCAGCGGCCAAGATGGACCCGAAGCACCTGAAGGTGGCGAAGGGCATTCGCGAAATCTGGGACCACGTCGGCGACGAGGCCGAGAAGCGTGGCATCAAGCTCGTTGACCAAGACCTCACGCGCACCATCCTACGGTCCGGCCGCTCGTTCAAGAGCCTTCGCGCCATCCTTAAGGACGCAGCCGACAAGGGTATCGCGGCGGCCAACGACTTCGATGCGCTGCTTGGCGACATGAAGCCAGACCTACGCGCGGCCATGCACGCGCTGTTTCGCGACGAGGGGGACATTGTCGGCAACACGGCAATGGTTCCGTTCCGCCGCGCCGTCACCGCGCTACCTGTTCGCTACGACCCGCAATACCTGAAGGCGCTTGCGGAGGCAGGCACCAAGGAGGAGCGGGCCTACATTGCGCGTTACATTGCGCAGCATGGGGGAACCAAAGACGAGGCGCGCGCGTTCCTGAAAGCGAACTTGGGCAAGGGCATTGACGGTCCGTTCGAGGCCCGCGGTGGCTCGCTCCAGTGGAGCCGCAACAACTTGCTCGACCCAGCCGCGCGCATCTACGACATCGACAAAATCTTCCC